GATTTATAAGAATTTCAGTATCCTCATCAAAGGGGAAATCTTCAAAGCACTGCCATAAGACATTGCTTAGGATATCTGATTTTAATTCTTCCTGACTTTTATTTTTATCATGTTGTACTGATACAACAATGGTTTTTACACGCTTTAGTTTGCCGTCTTCATATTCAATAGTGACCTGTGACTTCCCATCAGGATAAATTCCTTTAATGAGCTTACCCTTACGACAATCATCGATTCTCTTTACAATTCTGTGAGAGAGTACAAGAGGCAGAGGTAGGTTTTCACGGCTTTCATTGGTTGCATAACCATAAACTGTACCCTGATCCCCAGCTCCGACAGAACCATAAGGATCATTCATACCGTTTCTTGCTTCGAGAGCCATATCAACACCGGCTGCAATATCAGCGCTTTGCTGGTGAACAAATACAAATACTGTGAACTTCCAAGGATCGTATCCGACCTCACGAAGTACATTTTTTACGATAAAACGGATATTAACTTTACCGCTGCAGGTGATTTCGCCCGCCACGATAATCTTACCCTTAGTTGCCATGACTTCACAGGCCACACGAGAAGCTTTATCTTTACGAAGACAAGCATCCAAAATGCTGTCGGCAATAAGGTCGCAGAGTTTATCCGGATGACCCATACATACACTTTCAGCTGTTTTATAAGTAATCATTATTTCACTCCTATCTATTTATTTTCCGCGTCTTGCGGTTAAGAGGCGCTCCATCACATCATCTTGAGGACTTGCTCCACTGTATTCGCCGGTGCAGTTTTCCTTTACAATCTGGAAAATCTCCATCCACAGGCGATTGGTTTGATTCATATAGTTTTGACCCATAGCCACATAGGGACTTTGAATAGCGTTACCTGTTGTTGGGTGCTTTGCTAAAAATCCATATTCAGTAACAGCTTCTTCGCACTGAATCCAGCGGGCAACGCTCATAGCGTAGCGTTCTAAAAGCTGTGGAGATACGAGAGCGGAACACCCGCGTTCGTTTAGCCATACCCAAGTATTTCTGTAGATTTCACCTGCAACCAGTGCCTTGCCATCTTTTTGTATTGCTTCAAGCATCTTATTTGGTTCAGGCATTTCAAGTCCTTTTAGGTCTGCTGTATCTTTAAAATCCATGACGGTTAGTTTTCTACCGCCAGGATTGCCATCGGCGATTTTATCAGCCAGGGGCTTCTTTTTTGCGCCTGCACCGATACGAGCGCCGCCTCTGTTTGTACCGTCTTTTGCCAAAAATATCACCTCGCTTTATCGGGATGGGGCTATTCCCTTGTTTGAAACTGCATTTTTTCACGCGAAGCCCCAGGCCGCTGTCCGCTTGAAAAGGTTTTAGAGATTTTACCGCCCCCACCGGTCACCGCTCTCGGCAGTAATTCTTGAGTGACAGGATTTGCATAGAGCCATGAGGTTGCTTTTCTCGTTGCCGCCGCCTTTGGAGAGTGGGAGGATGTGGTGTACTTCCTCGGCAGGAGTAAGCCTGCCTTGTCTTTCGCACTCTTCACAAAGGGGGTGCAGTTTAATGTAGCGGTCACGGATTCGTTTCCAAGCTCTGCCGTATCTTTTGTTGGAAGCAGGGTCGCGTTTATACTGGTTATAATTTTTGTCCACTATCTTTTTATGTTCCTCGCAGTATTGCTCGCGCTGGGCAAGCCGACCGCAGCCGGGATAAGCACAGGGACGTTTTGGTTTATAAGGCACCATTTCACCTCCTTTTAGGCATGAAAAAAGCCCTCGCAGGATTTCCCAAAACGAAGGCTTTTATATTCTATTTTGCTAATTCTACAATATCATAAAGGCAATAGTAGAAAACAGTAGAATTTACTGTATACCTTTTGGTAGTCTGATGGTGCTAAGAGCCTTTCTGTGTATGCGGTAAACATTATCTATACTGTAATTCATATCTACAGCAATCTGCTCCCAGGTTTTAAAGCAAAGATAGCGCAGTTCAAGTAGGGTTTGATATTCCGAATGGTCTACATTTTTTATTAATTTAACCAACTCACATTTTAGATCCACAAGAAGATCAATGTCATGATTAATCTCTGCTTGCAAATCCACTATCTTAGCAACAGCATCCGCCATGAGGGATGTGCTGCGAGATGGATTTTTCGGCATACCGGTGAGGGTTGTTGTACATTTAGTGGCCAGTCCGTTTAAGGATTCTAATTGCTCAAGTTTACTATTTATGCGTTGGTCCAGGCGATAAGCCTGTCCGAGATATTCTTTTACCGTCATCATATAACCTCCTCGTTGAGTTTTAGAATAAGCATCTCCGGGTCAACCGTAGTAAGTGATGTGTACCAATCGGAACGGAAGAACCGCTCGACTTCCCGTTTTGTATATAAAGCTGTCTCGTTGCGGGGATGCTTTTTCAGCCTTTTTAATGCATTGCGGTAATCCTTGACTGCTTGCAAAATGATGGCATTTGCAAGTCTTTCGTATGTGTCGTTCATGCGATTTTTCTCCTTTCCGTCAGATTTGCCTTGACTGCATTGATTAGGTTAGACTGGGTTTTCTCTTTTTTACGAAGCGCTGTCATGACCTGTTCATCAATCGTTCCTTTTGCAACAATATGGTGGATAACCACCGTATCACGCTGACCTTGTCGCCATAGGCGAGCATTGGTTTGCTGGTATAGTTCAAGTGACCAGGTAAGACCGAACCAGATGAGGGTGGAACCGCCGCTTTGTAGGTTCAGCCCGTGTCCGGCAGACGCGGGGTGAATAACTGCAACCTGGATATTTCCGTTGTTCCAATCAGCGATGTCCTTGGATGTTTTTATCTGTCTAACATCAAACCGCTGGCAGATACGCTCAAGGTCGTGATTGTACCAATAAGCAATAAGTACAGGCTTGCCGTTGGCACCTTCTATTAAATCCTCAAGGGCATCCAGCTTGCGGTCATGAATTTGATGAGTCTTGCTATCCTCATCGTAAACAGCACCGTTTGCCATCTGAAGGAGTTTGCCGGAAAGAACGGCTGCGTTCACCGCATCAATTTCATCGGTTTTAAGTTTTATGACCATATCCTCGCGGAAGGTATCGTAAATACCTCGCTCGTCTGGACTTAAGTAAACAGGCACTTCATTTATTACGCATTCCGGCATTTTCAAGAAATCAGTAGATTTCATGGAGATGGTAATGTCGGATATAAGTCTGTATATGGCCTTTTCTGCACCCGGCAGTGGCTTATAGGAAAAGACCATCTGCTGATTTCGCTTATCCGGGGTAAAAAAGTTATTACGGTAATGGGTGATGTACCTGCCGAGTCTTTGACCCATGTCGAGGATACGAAATTCCGCCCATAAATCTATAAGTCCATTGCTGGAGGGAGTACCCGTAAGACCCACAATCCGTTTTATCTTAGGTCTAACTTTCAAAAGGCTTTTAAACCGCTTTGCACTGTAGGATTTGAAGGAAGATAACTCATCGATGACCACCATATCGAAGTCAAACGGGAGATTGCTCTTGCTCACGAGCCAGTCTACATTTTCACGGTTAATGAGGTATATATCCGCTTTGGCCATGAGTGCGTTTCTTCGTTCCTGTTCTGTGCCGATTGCCACGGAATAGGTAAGGCAGTGAAGGTGATCCCATTTTTCGATTTCAGCAGGCCATGTATCACGAGCCACTCGAAGTGGTGCGATAACCAGAATTTTATGTGCATCGAAGCGGTCAAAGAGGAGTTCGGTTATTGCCGTCAGAGTGATTACGCTTTTGCCGAGACCCATATCAAGTAGAATTGCGGATACTGGATGATCCAGTATGAAGTTCGTTGCATATTTCTGATATTCATGAGGTTTGTATTGCATCAAGCACACCTCCAATCTGCTCCACACTGTCAATGCAGTAAACCGAAAAGCCAAGTTGCTCTAACTGTCTTTTCCTGCGTACTTGAAGCGGCCGCATTTCTTTACCCGGTGCTTTCAGTTCAATAAAGGCTAACTTCCCATATGGTAAAAGAACCAGGCGGTCAGGCACTCCATTGATACCGGGAGCAGTAAACTTAAATGCTATGCCGCCCATGTTTTTAACTTCGGCTTTCAATTTATGTTCAATCGTTTTTTCTAACATCTGTTTCCTTTCCCGCTGTTCCAATGTGCCAAAAAATCTCTATAAATATAAAATGCTGTATATACCTATAGCTACTTACCTTTTTATTTTTAATAGTATTGATTGGAACATGGAACAGCGTCTGTTTGTTTGTGCCTATTTACAAGGCTTTATGGATAGTTCCAAAGGAGAGTGGGGTTTGGAACATTTGGAACAAAACACGGACTTTGGAACTGTTCCAAACTGCTCCCCGCGAAGAATTCATTCTTTGGAACAGGCCTTTGGAACATAAATCCACTGGGGTCCATAGAGCGGGATTCGTATCTTTGCTTTGGAGCGCTCCCAGCCGCCGATGCGGGTGACAATAGCAGAGATATCATTGGCATCGACAC